TCTTTCAGGAGCGGAAGGTGGGTGACTTGGTGAACATCATCAACCACGACGTGGAGCAAATCGAGATTTATCTGGCACACGGATTGCCCGAAATCCTCTCGGCAACGCTTTTCCCTGCTTTGCTTTGGGTAATTGTTATGGTATTGGACTGGCGGCTGGGACTGTCGCTCATCTCGCTGCTACCGTTGGCATTTCTTTTGCAGATGGCAGTTAAAACGTTTTGGGGCAAGAGTTTCCGACACTTTATGGAAAATACGCAGAAGATGTCGGAAGACCTTCTGGAATATGTGGCTACAATACCAATCATTAAAGCATTCAGCCACGAAGAGACCCGGACAGAGCGAGTTCTCGGAGGTATGCGCGATTATATCCATTGGGTGAAGCGGAGCATGTTCAGCGTTACTGTTCCGATGACGCTCATCACGATGTTCTTGGAGGGCGGTATCGTGGTAATGACCCTTGTCGGGCTAAGGTTGATGAGTTCGGGCGAACTGACCGTAGCACGTTTCATCCTCGCCCTGATATTGGGTGGACTGTTCTCATATTCCTTTGCCAAACTGGCTACGTTCCAGCATTTCAGGATTGTCTATGGTCAATCGTTGGCGAAGGTTCAGTCGATTACCGAAGTACCTGCAAAGGATACGGCAGACAGGGATACGGATGCCATGCAGACCGATGTCTGTTTCGAGCACGTGACATTTGCCTACCCGAATAAGAAAGACTGTGCGTTGTGTGATGTCAATCTGCAATTTCCCAAGGGTAGTCATACGGCTATTGTGGGCGAATCGGGGTCAGGCAAAAGCACACTGGCAAGCCTGATGATGGGTTTCTGGCAACCGCAGTCGGGAACCGTTCGACTGGGCGGCGAGAACCTTGCGGAACTCTCCGAACACAACATTGCCGATTTCTTTTCTATGGTGCAACAAGAGGTATTCCTCTTCAACACGAGCATTCGGGACAATATCCGTATCGGCAAGCCCTCCGCCACGCAAGAGGAGGTGGAAACAGCTGCACGACGTGCACGCATTCACGATTTTATTACGGGGTTACCCAATGGTTACGATACTTTGGCAGGCGAAGCCGGCGTAAAATTCTCCGGCGGAGAGAAACAGCGCATTTCCATTGCACGGATGTTGCTCAAAGACTCGCCGATTGTCATCCTCGACGAAGCCACCGCTGCCTTGGACGGGGAGAACGAGAAACTCATTCAAGAAGCTCTTGATGAATTGCAGCGTAACAAGACCGTCATCACCATCGCCCACCGTCTCAACACCATTCAGGATATGGAACGTATTGTCGTGATGGACAAGGGAAAGGTTGTGGCGACGGGAACACACGGAGAATTGATGGACAACTGCCCACTATATCGCAATATGACGGAAACACAGGAACGGGTAAGCAAATGGCAACTGAAAGAGGAGGAGGTATAAACAATGATACGCAATATATTGAATGAATTGACCGTTCGCGGAGTGCGGCATCTGATAATCTCCGCACTGTTTTTCGTGGTTTATGCCCTTTGCGGAACGGCAATAATGCTTACTGTCCTGTTCCTTATCGACCGCCATATATCGGGCGAAAGCGTTTCGCTCATTTCGGCAGCGTGGATACTCGTTGGTCTGCTGATTTTGAAAACCATATCCAATGCCGTAGCCGATATGAGCAAGCACTTTGCCGGCTTCGATCTCGTGGAGCGCATCCGTGAGAAGATCATCTTGAAACTGAAAATGTTCTCGCTTGGCTTCTACACCAATGAACGGCTGGGCGAGATAAGTACTGTCATTCACAAAGACGTGGACAATATGGAAATGGTGGTGGGGCACCTTTGGACACGGATGTCCGCTGATTTCATCGTGGCGCTGATACTCGGCATCGGGCTGTTCTGGGTGGACTGGCACATGGGGTTGGCGATGATTGCCATCCTTCCTATTGCCCTCTTCTCCTTGTATCGGGGCATCCGTTCGGGAATGAAAGCACAGCAGGAGGCGCAGGACGGTCTGGCGGATATGGTCAGTCTCTTCGTTGAATACGTCAAGGGCATACCTATGCTGAAAGTCTTCGGAGGAAAAGGAATGTTTCGTGACAGACTCGACCACTCTGTTAGTGAATTTGGAGAAAGCAGTAAGAATGCTTCTCGTTTGGCAGCTGTGAGTGTGGGTAGATACACCTTTCTGATAGAATTGGCTTTTGCACTGATGGCAACGCTTGGTCTTTGGTGGACTTGGCGTGGCGAACTTTCCCTTTTCGCTTACCTGATGTTCGTCATCGTATCGAAGGAATTCTACAAGCCCTTTGTCAATATGGAGAGCCATTGGCTGAACTACATCAAGGTAAAGGACAGCTACGAACGCATTTCCCGTCTGTTGGATGCTCCCGTGATCGTCGATCCCGACCAACCGAAAACGGCGGAACGCTTCGACCTCTCGTTTGATGGTGTCGGTTTCCACTATGAAAAAGAGGGGTTCGAGATGAAAGACCTCACGTTCAACGTACCCGAACGGACGGTAACGGCTCTTGTCGGCTCGTCAGGGTCGGGGAAAACCACCATCACCAATCTGCTGCTCCGCTTCTGGGAACCGCAGGCAGGCTGTATCCGTATCGGCGGAGTGGACATACGGGAAATGGACTACGATTATCTACTCGGCAAAATCAGTGTGGTAATGCAGAACGTCATTCTCTTTTCCGACACCATTGCCAACAATATCAAGGTGGGCAACCGCAATGCCACACAGGGGGAAATCGAGGAAGCCGCACGTCGGGCGATGATACACGACTTCATCGTCAGTCTGCCCGATGGTTACGAAACGAAAATTGGGGAGAATGGTTTGGGACTCTCGGGTGGACAGAAGCAACGCCTCTCCATCGCTCGCGCCTTCCTCAAAGATGCTCCGATCCTCCTTTTAGACGAGATAACGAGCAATGTCGATCCCGTCAATGAGTACAAAATACAGCAAGCAATGTCTGTGCTTATCCGAAAGCGCACGGTCTTGGTCATTGCCCACCATTTGCAGACCATCCGCAATGCCCACCAGATTATCGTGATGGACAAGGGACAGCTTATGGAGAAGGGTATGCACGCCGAACTCGAAGCTAAAGGCGGAATGTATTGCAAACTGCTGTCGATGCAGTAAGATCGCTAAAAAAGAACAGGTAGTAAGACGCATTTATCTTACTGCCTGTTCTCATATTCAGGTAGTGTCCGAAAAAGTGTGTAAGCGTAGTTGTTGCTTTTTTACCACAGGGGCATGCCCCTGTGGTAAAAACTTTGTGGTTTTCTTGTTATTATCCATTTATTTGATACTCCGCTCTTGGAAGTAGGGCAACCTCCTAGCATAAGTCCTTTCTGTCATCTCTCGGGCAACAGATCCTAAAAGGAATACGACGGCACCAGCCGAGGGTAAAGCTCCGCGCATACGTAACGTACGCTTATAGCTGCGATTGAGGCGCTCCACCCAGGTCGTGGAGTAAATCATACGACGAACTTCTTCTGGGAATCTCAGATAGGTGAAGTAGCCTATATTGCGAGGGGAAGACAGAGAGAGGAAACTCCTGTAACTCTTACCCCAACGCTCTGCAAATGTACACAATTTCTCAAATGCCTTGATGGGAGTAAGTCCTATATCTCGAATAGGGAATAACTCATCCAACTCCTGTGTCATCTGAGCTTTATCCCTTTTAGACACAACATTAAGGGCTTGTCGTTTGAAATGGACAACACATAACTGATGAGCTGACTGAGGGAAAGCCGAGCAAATAGCGCGTTCAATACCCTGTAAGGCATCTGAGATAATCAGATCTATCCGTTCCACGCCCCGAGTTTTGAGTGCTTTCAACTCCATCTCCCAATTCAACGCTCCCTCTGTGGGATGATTCACCACACAAAGCACCTCGCGACTACCATCAGGAAGTAGACCGAGCATCGTGTAGTAAGCCTCCTTAGAGACACTATCCTCTCGCCGAGTAAAGGCAAACGTTGCATCAATGTACACTGCCAAATAGTGAGGAGACAATTGGCGTTCTAACCACTTGTAGATCTCTGCCTTACTCGTGTTGGACAGGAAGCTAACTTGCTGTTTACTATAGTGATGACCATAGAGGCGTTCGCACACGGCGCCAATATCTTCGCACGAAAGTCCTCGCGTATAAAGTTCATGGAGGAGAAGGGCGCGTTCGCTTTCTTGATGCGAAAGAATGCCCAAAATTAGGGGCTCGAAACTCCCTGAACGAGTACGTGGAATGCGAAGCTCAAAGCTACATCCATAGCCCCGCCATCGACGGGGACGGAAACCATTGCACTGTTCTCCTTTATGCTCTTGGACAAAAAGAGAACGTTCTTGCTTGGAGAAGGTGTTCAATAATATACGAATAAGTTCGTTAATACCTGACTCCGATGATAGCATTTCCGAAATAAATGCCGACTTTTGTGATGTTGTAAGCTCCATTGTTCTTAGTTTGTTTTTCTTGTTACCACAAAGTTAAGAGCTATGGGGCTTACACACTTTTTTAGGACAGTATCCATATTCAACTGTACCATCCACCTTTGCCATAACACACAAGTAGCGGAGGACTTGTTCTCTTCTTTTCGGTCAGTCTTCTGATTATCCATTTACGGAAACTTTTGGCTTGTGGAGAAGCAAAACGAAATGACAGCATCGTTATCATTTCAATATTATATAAATCCACTGCACCACCCTTAAACAATAGCGTTTGCATCACCTCATCTTCTCTGAGTAATCCTTCTTTGAAGATAGACTTGATGTGGCTGTTTACTTTGCCGGAGAATACGCCGAATAAATCGGCTATTTCGCAAGCCGACATCCAAATGGAAGTCGTAGGAACGTGTACGTTCCCATTCTCCTCAATGGTTATGAATTCTCTTTTCATAGTAATTCAATATTCATTGTTTTTTCTTCTTTCGATTAACTTATCCATATCCTCTGCAATCTTCTTCTCTGCAATCTTCGCATAGGTCTGCGTGCTGGTGATGGAGGCGTGTCCCATCATCTTGGCAATGCTCTCCGTACAAATCCCCTCGGAAATCAAGAACGATCCGAAGCTGTGCCGGGCTTGATGGTAGGACAGATTCTCTTTGCGTCCGATAATGACACCGAGTTCGTGTATCTCAAACCACATCATATCTCTGCTCGGCAATGGAAAGACCGGCTGCGTGTCATCAGTCGTATTGTATAAATCAAGTATCTGCTCGGCTATCGGATGCAGAGGAATGAAGGACTCTACTTTCGTCTTCTTACGGTTGATGCGAATGTATCTTCTATCGTCGGCAGTCCGCCCGATATGGTGCGGATAAAGCAATTGTGTATCGACATAGGCAAGTCCCGTAAAACAGGAGAAGATAAAAGTCCTCCGGGCCAGTTCTTTCAAAGGGTCATTGTCGGGGAGTTTTAGTTCTAGCAGTTGTTTCAGTTCCGCTTTGTTGATGTGCAGCCGCTTGGAGGGAGGCTTTTTCTCATACTCGACTTCTTCCAATGGATTGGCTCGAATGATTTCATGGTCAACGGCAAGGTAAACCAATCGGTTCAGCCAGCAGAGGCAATGGTTAGTCTGCGATGCTCCGAAGTTCTTGTATCGCTTCAGGTAAATCTTGTATTCTCGTCCGAATTTCTCTGTGATCTCCGAAAAGGCGATGTCCGCCTTGCCTTTCGAGTCCAAAAACTCACGGATATAGCTCTGGTAATACCGAGAACTCCTGTAGGTCGAAGTGGAGTCGATTTCCTTGGAGCGGACGGCAAGGCGTTCCCGTTCCCTTTCTCCCATTTGGAGCAAATGAGTAGGAATGACCGCCTGACCTGCTATCCTGTTTTTCAGCAGTTCGGCACTGACTACACCCTGCTCTTTGAGCATTTCATCATAGAGCTGCTCCGCATGCTTGCGGAACTCTTTCAGGCGGTTGTTCGTCCGCACGTCCGCGGTCTCCGACTTTTGGGCATTCCACTGTTTGGGATTGCAGGAGATACCCGTGGTTATAACTGTACTTTTCCCGTCGATGGAGATTCGGCAGAGTACGACGGTCGTACCGTCCGCACGGACTTTGTTACGATTGATATAGAGCAATAAGGAAAATGTGCTACGCATAATTCGTTTGTTATCTATGGGATGTTATAATACAAGTTTCAAATCTTTTGTCGCTTCGATGTGTTTGTTCATATCCTCGAAAAGCTTCTTGGGCGTAACCTTCGCATAGACCTGTGTGGTTTGTAGGTTGGAGTGTCCCAGCATCTTGCAGATGGTTTCTATGGGCACTCCGGCTTCCAGAGTAATCAACGAAGCGAAGGAATGCCTGCCGGCATGGTAGGTCAGGTCTTCCTTGATGTCGGCAAGGATAGCCAGACATTTCATGAGGCGGCGCATATTGGGATAGTGCAACATCGGGAAGAGAGTCTGACGGTCGTCATCCCTGTATTTCTCTATCAAGGCAAGGGCTTCGGGCAGCAGCTTGACACAGGCACGAAGCTCGTTTTTCTTGCGGCGGTATTTAAGCCACAGCCCGCCATTCTCATCCGTGAACAGATTGTCACGTGTAACGGAAACGGCATCGGCGTAGGCTGTTCCCGTATAGCAGGCAAAGAGAAAGAGATCTCTTGCCAAGATATGGGAGGCGCGATGTTCGGGGATTACTAAGTCACGGATTTTCTCGACGGATTCTCGGCTTAGGGCTTTCGGCGTTTTTTCCTTTGGTTGGGGAAGACTGAAGTGGGCGAAGAAGCATCTGTCGGCATGTCCCTCCTTATAGGCTTTTCGGCATACTTTCTTGACGATAGCCAGATAGTGCCGGCAGGTATCTATGGCAAGTCCTTTCTCGTCCAAAATGAAACTCTGGTAATCGTGGATAAACTGCTCCGTCATCTGACCGAAAGCAACGTCTTTGGTGCGAAACTCCTTTTCGATGAACTCTGCCAAGGTTCTCCGGGTATAGATATAGGCAGGATAAGTTCCCTTTGCACGGTCTATCCCGATGCGCTTCCTCAAATCCTCGCAGACAATGTCCGTCATCTCCAACAGGGTCATCTGTGTTCCGAGACTTCCTTGAAACAGATTCTTGACGCCTTCTGCATCAAAATCGACCTTACGTTCCACCAAGGTATCGAATGCCGCATGGATGGAGAGCAGCAGCTTGTCCAATTTGGCATTGACCTCTACGGCTTCATTGCTCTTGCCGTTCAACCGACTTTCACGAGGATTCCATAAATCGGGTGTGCAGGAGATTTTGCAACTGAACTGCACCATCGAACGATTGACGGTGATACGTCCCATAATGGGCGCTTTGCCCGACTTGTCCAACCTGCTCTTTTTGAGGTAGAGCAACACCTTGAATTTTTCTATTTTCATACGCTTTAATTTTATGGGCAAAATTACCCGTTGTTAAAACGTTCTTTGATAAGCAAAACGTTGTGGAACAGTGAGATAGAACCCATGTCAGAAAAACCTTTCCTTTTTCCGTTACCTCACCACACTAGGGAAACCAACGGATAACGGTTTGGTAACTGAAAGGTCTCAATATCCCACACAGTTCTGCCTACCTCTATCTGTTGCAGAATATAGAAAAACGATTAATTCACAACCAGTTACCTTATTTATACCTATGTTCCTCTTACACTTGCTTATGCTTGTATTTACCACACTGCAAGGCATACCTTTGCCACACTTATCACCTTAGAGCAGGGCGTTCCAATCGAAACGGTGAGTAAGATGCTCGGACATACGAACGTAAGTATGACCGAACGCTATGCAAAGGTTACACCACAGAAACTCTTTGAGGAGTTTAACCGTTTCATTTCTTTCACCGAAGATATGCAGTTGGCTATCTAATCTTTATACTTTGTATATTCTTATGCATTCATTCCAGAAATTAAAACAACAAGACAATGAGAAGTACATTCAAGACACTATTCTATATCAACAGACAGAAGACAAAGGCAGACGGCAAGACCACCATTCTCTGCCGTATCACCATAGACGGAAAGAGTACCGCCATTACCACAGGCGAGGAATGCAAATCCTCCGAGTGGAGCAGCAGGAAAGGACTGACAACCGACAAGAAAACCAATCAAAGAATCGGCGAGTTCAAAGAACTTGTAGAAAAGACCTATCAGGAGATATTGATAAAGGACGGAGTGGTAAGCGTGGAACTGCTCAAGAACCGTTTGCAGGGAATAGCCGCTACGCCGACAACGCTTCTTGCCATAAGCAAGGCAGAACTGCAATCCGTTAAAGAGTGCGTGGGCAAGTCAAGAGCAGAAAGCACTTATCAGAATCTTCTCTATTCAGACAAGTTACTTACGGAGTTTGTAAAGGATAAGGGAATGATGGATATAGCCATAGCCACTATAACGGAGGACTTGTTTGAAGAATACCGTTTCTATCTGAAAAAACGAGGCTTGGCAACAGCAACCATGAATCGCTATCTTTGTTGGCTGAGTAGGCTGATGTATCGTGCGGTCAGTCAAAGGCTCATTCGCTGTAATCCTTTTGAGAATGCCAAGTATGAGAAAGCGGAACAGAAGATACGCTTTCTGCAAAGGAGCGATGTTGCCAAACTCATGGCATTGAGAGTAATTGATAAGGAAGCAGAACAAGCAAGACGGATGTTTATCTTCTCATGCTTTACGGGCTTGGCTATTGCTGATATGGAACATTTGCAATTTGGACACATTCAAACGGCAGCCGACGGACAGAAGTACATCCGTAAGGAACGGCAGAAGACAAAGGTGGAGTTTATTGTGCCCCTGCACCCGATAGCGGAGACCATCATCAATCAATACAAGAAAGAACAACCGAGCATGAAAGAAATGCAGACGGTGAAAGAAAAAGGTGACGACTTTATCTTTCACTGTGCTTGTAGCCGTAGCGTGATGAGTGCAAAGCTAAGCATCGTGGGCAAGGCTTGCGGTATCAGGGAACGGTTGTCCTACCACATGGCAAGGCACACGTTCGGCACGATGAGTTTAAGTGCAGGAATACCCATCGAGAGTATTGCCAAGATGATGGGGCATGCCTCTATATCTAGTACTCAAATCTACGCACAGGTGACAGACAATAAGATTTCAGAGGATATGGACAGATTGATAAGGAAACATCAAAAAGAAGAAATAAGGGAGGAAGCCGTATGAATGTCAATCACCATCAAACAAAAAGAGAGCGCAGCTATTTCGAGTGGGGCGACAAGATGCAAATCATTCGCAAAGGCAAAGGTGATATAGCCATGACCGAGAGTGAGATCGTTGACTTCTTCGGTGTAACATGGAAGAAACTCAACTATCGTCTGCAGCAACTACTAAAAGTATCTTCCCTACGTCCCGATGAAAGGGATACAGGGGAGTTGGAAGTATTCGTAAATGGGCTGTTAAAAGGTTATGCCCCACTTTATCCGCTTTCAATCATCATCGCTTTATCTTATCAATTGGACAGCACGGAAGTACACTTGTTCAGGAAATACATCTGTCGAGAACTGCAACGCCCTGTACCTGTGAGGGAGCAGATATACCTACACTGCAATGGCAGTATCAATTGATACACTTTTCTCTTTCACCGATATCAACCTACGACATAACTACAAAAGATATAAAATTGTGATAGAAAGAAAGTTAGAATGTAGTTAGAGAAAAACAAGCATTACAACCCTATGACTACATTCTACTTTTCTTCTTTACGTACCTTCACATGTTATTTTTATTTTGAGTATAGTCATTTCATGTATTAAAATGGAGTCAGAAACTGTACTTCATCTTCACCCACGCTTCGGAGTTCTTACCATACATGGCAAACTTGCCTTTGTTGGCATGGAAATAGTCGTAGCCGACGGTTAGTTCTATATCGTCATTGAGAGAATAGGAGGCGGAAAGGCGGTTGA